GCAGGAGGAATTACTGCAGCATCTACTGTTACAGGTAGTGTTGGTTCATCTGCAGCTACAGGCGGAACAGTAACTGGTGTATTTACATACACAGTTGTCGACGCTGGCTTAGAAGGTTAATTAATTTAATGTGGGCCTTCGGGCCCACATAAATTTAATGGAGAATTAAATGAAATCAGATGTAAGAGCAGTTAGAAAAACAACAACAGGTTCTGTATTTGCAGGAAGAACTAGATTAAGAGGAATTATTTTAGCCTCAACAGGTTCTGCAGGTTCAGTTACTTTACAAGACGGAAACTCAGTAACACAATTTCAAGTAGATGTTCCAGCAGGAGATGTATTTGCATATAATCTTGCAGAAGACGGAATTGTATTTGAAGGTGGTATGACTGTTTCTGCTATATCAGCTGCAACGGTAACTGTCATTATAGACAAATAGGATTTTAAATGGCTAATACAACTTCTGGAACAGCAACGTTCGAAAAAGGATTTTCTATTGCAGATATTGTAGAGGAATCTTATGAAAGAATAGGTATTCAAGGCGTAAGTGGATATCAATTAAAATCAGCTAGAAGATCCTTAAATATTATTTTTCAAGAGTGGTCTAATAGAGGACTACATTATTGGGAAATTGCAAACAACGACATAACACTAGTTAATAATCAAAATGTTTACACGATGTTTAGATCAACATCTGATGGTACATCAAGTGCAACTGCTGTTTATGGAGTAGACGATGTATTAGAGGCATCTTTTAGAAACGCTGATAATGTAGATTTTCCGTTAACAAAAATAAATAGATCTGCATATCAAGCTCTTTCAAATAAAACTGATACAGGTGTTCCTACACAATATTATGTTCAAAGGCTCATAGACAGAGTTACGATAACTTTATATCTAACACCTGGAAGCGATGAAGCAGGGAAAAAATTAAATTATTATTATGTTAAAAGAATTCAAGATGCAGGAGATTATACTAACGATGCAGATGTACCGTATAGATTTGTTCCATGCATGATAGCTGGTTTAGCGTATTATTTAGCGCAAAAATATGCTCCAGATAGAATACAAGTTTTAAAAATGTTATATGAAGATGAATTACAAAGAGCGTTAAATGAAGATGGTTCTTCTTCTAGTTCTTTTATAACTCCTAAAACTTATTATCCGAGTGTATAATGGCAAATTTAAGTAGAGGAAAAAATGCAAAATTTATATCCGACAGATCTGGTATGGAGTTTCCATACAAAGAGATGGTTAAAGAGTGGAATGGATCAAGAGTTCATGTATCTGAGTTTGAAGAAAAACATCCACAACTAGAACCTAAGACACACAGAGGTGATCCTCAAGGATTACAAGATGCAAGACCCGCGAGAACAGAGCCAGCTACACAAAATTTATTACCTGGAGATCCTTTTTCTTTAACATCAGGAAGTGGAACAGTAACAGTTACAGAACCTAGTCATGGCAGAAGCACAAGTGATACTGTTAGATTTAGAAATGTGCAAGGATCTCCCGGTGGAGTATCTATTTCTACATTTGAAAATGCATCAGGATTTAGTATAACTGTTACAGGAACAAATAATTATACTTTTGCATTAGGAGTTAATGCATCTGTTACAGAAAATTCAGGAGGGATGACGGTTACTGCAGGACCAGTAACTTTAACACCATAATATGGCATATACTTTAGATAATTTAAGAACAAATATTAGAGATTATACAGAAGTAGATAGTGGTGTCTTATCTGATACCGTATTAGATACAATTATTAAAAACGCTGAAAATAGAATTTATAGAGAATCTGACTCTGATGATAACAGATTTTATGCAACTTCAACATTAATTAGTGGAAATAGATATGTAACTATTCCCTCCGATTTAAGAATAATTAGATATGTACAATTAAAAGACGCATCAGGTAATCAAACATATTTACAGAAAAGAGATACTAGTTTTATGTCTGAGTTTTATAACACACCGGGAACAGCTTCGGGTCTTCCTAAATATTATGGAAATTGGGATGCTAATTTTTGGTTGGTGGCCCCTACTCCTAACTCAAATTTTGAAATAACTTTGGCATACGTAAAACAACCAGTAAGCATAACAAGCACAACTTTGCCAACAACAGCAAATCCAGCTTCAAATGTAGGAACTTATGTGTCTAATAAATATCAAGATTTATTATTGTATGCATGCTTAGTGGAGGCATATGGATACTTGAAAGGACCAGCAGATATGCTACAATACTATGAAGCTTCTTTTAGAAGAGCTATGCAATCGTATTCTATTGAACAACAAGGTAGAAGACGTAGAGACGAATATCAAGATGGTGCTATTCGTACTCCTATAAGATCAGAGCCACCATCTAAATACTAAGGAGATAAAATATGGCAAATATAGTACCACACAGTTTTAAAAGCGAATTACTTTCAGGAACGCATAATTTTGCGAACGGCGGTGATAGCTTTAAACTACCATTGTACACATCTAATCCTTACACAACATCAAGCACAGTGTACGATACTACTAATGAAGTAAGTTCAGGTGGTAGTAGTAATTATGTTACTGCAGGTAAAGTATTACAAAACCAAGCCGTTGTAACTGGAACAGGAACAGCGACAGTTGATTTTGATAATCTAACTTATTCAAGTGCAACTTTCGCAGCTGCATTTGGTGCAATATACAATGATAGTAAATCAGATAAGTTGTGTGTAGTTTTAGATTTTGGTGGAACAAAGACAGCAACCAATGGTGACTTCACTATTGTATTCCCTGATCCAAGTACACCATCAAATGCGATTATTAGTTTAACATCGTAATAGGAATTAAATATGGCGTTTAAATTAAACGATAGGGTTAAAGAAACTTCTACAACTTCAGGAACGGGTACTCTAACACTCGGTGGAGCGGTAACTGGTTTTGAAACTTTTGCTGCAGGTATTGGTGGAGACAACACCACTTATTACTGTATCTTTGAAAATGGAACAAATAACTTTGAAGTTGGTTTTGGAACTTTAAACTCTGGTGCAAGCACACTTGCTAGAACTTACGTTATCTCCAGTTCTAACAGTGACGGTCTTGTAAGCTTTAGTTCTAGTTCAAAAGAAGTTTTTTGTACTGTACCAGGTTCAAAGATAGGTTTACCAAATCCAGAAGAATATGGTTCTTCATCAGCGCCAAAAATAATTACTGTTAAAGTTGGTTCTAAAACAAGTAGTCACCCTTATCCATCAGGTGGAAGTTCTAGTAGTAATGCATACTTTTTAGATGGATTAGAATCACCGGCATTAAGATTTTCTGGTGCGGATTCAAGTGCAAAATATTACTATAGATTTGATCAATCTGATTCTAGTAACTCAGGACACCCTTTACGTTTTTATTTAGAAGCAGATAAAACTACAGCATATACAACAGGTGTAACTACAAATGGTACAGCTGGATCATCCGGTGCATATACACAAATAGCTGTAGACTCAGAAACACCTAATATTTTATATTATCAATGTTCTTCGCATGGATTCATGGGTAATCATGCTACAAACATTGGTAACAAAATTAATTCAAATTTATCTACTATGGGAGACCTGACGGTAGGCACATTATTTAAAATGCCTGATAATACTTCAGGAAAAATACTAGTTGGAGATGGCACAAGTTATCAAGAAGTAGCTGTATCAGGGGATGCAACACTAGCTAGTAATGGAGCATTAACAGTAACAGGAGGAGTATCTGCAGGATTCGTGGTTGCAATGTCAATCGCCTTGTAGTAAATAAACATTATGGCACAAGATTTTGAAAGATATGGTTTAAATGCAGTAGGAACATCAGCAGCAGATGTGCACACAAGTAATTCAGATGATGCAATTATTTCTATACGTTTAGCAAACATTACAACATCAACAATAAATGCAGATGTATTTATTACATCTTCAGTAACTGGTGGTTCACAAAATCACTACTTAATTAAAAATGCGCCGATAGTTGCGGGTGGATCGCTCGAGCTTATAGACGGTGGAAGTAAAATAGTAATTGAATCGGGAGACGTGGTGAAAGCACAATCCGACACTGCAAGTTCGTTAAGTGTTTGGATGTCTGTTGTCGATGCAATTAGTACGTAAGGAGATTCATGGCCTATTTAGGAAACGCACCAAAACAAAACTTAAACACCATGAACTCTCAGCAGTTCAGCGGTGATAATTCAGAAACAAATTTTACATTAAGTCAATCTGTTACGAATACTAACGAAGTTGAAGTTTATGTAGGGAACGTTCGTCAAGATCCCCACTCAGCTTATTCAATATCAGGTAATACAACTTTAGCTTTTACAGCTGCGCCACCAACAGGCACTAATAATATTTACGTTGTATTCCAAGGTAAGTCTTTAGGAACAGTAGAGCCTGGACAAAACAGTATTGAGTTTGGAATGATTAAATCAATTAACGGTGGATATAAAAATTTAGCAACTGTATCAGAAGCT